TATTTAATATAGATGCATCAAAATTTTCATGTTATCCAAGAACAGGTACAGTATGTACAGATTTAACTAATTCAGAGGATGGTACTTTTACAAATGGACCTACTTTTAAAACTAATAATTTAGGTGTTATTGATTTTGATGGTACTAATGATTTAATTAGCTTTAGCAATTCAGCTAGTCCTTTTAATATACCAGTAACAAATGCTATTGAAGTATGGTATTATCCTAATGGGGGTGGAGCTCAAGCAACAGGCAATATTATGTTTAGTAGAGGTGGAGATAATTCTCCCTTTGTGGATTGGGGAATTTACCACACAATAAACGACAGTGGTGGAAGCGGAGCTGTTAATACTATAGAAGGAATATATGGTATAACTGATGGATCATTTGTAAAATTTAAATGTGCTAATGGATTAATTTCAACGGGAAATTGGTACCATATTGTACTAACTCAATCAACAAACGAAAGAAAAATTTATATTAATGGAGTAGAAAAATTTTCAGCTGGAGATTTAAGCGGATATACTAACGGAACTAGCAATGCTACAAGAGTAAATTTAGGATCTTGGACATTTGGGAATCCATCATTTTTCTTTAGAGCTATAGATGGTGAAATTCCAATAGCTAGAATATATCATAAATATTTAACTGCCGAAGAAGTATTAATTAATTATAATGCAATGAAAGAAAGATTTGGATTATGAGTAATACTAGAAAATATGTCATATTTAATACAAGTGAACTTAGTACTATAGACTTTAATCAAGTACTAATTACATCAGCTGATACGGTGCAAACAACAGCAGATGGAACTAAAACATATGTTAAATACGAAAATGATATGCCGTCGTCTGTTATAGCTTTAACTACTAAACAAGGACCATACACTCACAGTGAAATATTAAATATTTTAGCAGGTCCTGAATGGTTCGTAAACGTACCTAATTAATATGAGTAAGATAGGACCAATAGCACAATCTGATACATCTATTATAACTGATGGGTTAGTATTCAATATGGACTTTTCTAAGTTTGCATGTTACCCGAGATCAGGAACTACATGTACAGATTTAAATGCATCCATAGATGGTACATTTACTAATGGGGCAACATTTACTTCAGATAATTTAGGTGCATTTGTAGGAGATGGAGTAGATGATTTTGTAAACTGTGGAAATAATGCAATTTTCCAAAGTTTCCCATTAACTATAGAGGCATGGGTTTTCAATGACGCCGAAAAAGATAGAAATGCAATAATAACTAAAGGACGATCTTCAGGTAATAAAACCGATAGAGATTGGGATATCATCTGGATCGATACCTCTAGAACCAATATGGACTTTATGGTAAGTGATGGAACTAATTTTATTGTACAGTTACAAGTTGCAAAACCATCAGCAGGAGCTTGGCATCATATAGTAGCTCAATGGGATGGTACAACTAATTCTAATACAGCTAAACTTTTTACAGATAATACTTTAGCAGGTGAAACAACTGCTACAGGTACAGTAGTTGTTAATAATCATGGAGTTAATATTGGGGGATTCCACCCGACTCATGCAAATAGAACCTGGGATGGAAAAATTGCAGTAATTAGAATGTATGATAGAGTTTTATCTACTGACGAAATATCTATTAATTATAACGCATTAAAAGAAAGATTTGGATTATGAGTAAGTATGATAACAGATATATTATATTTGATATTACCGAGTTAGATACTTTAAATTTTGATCAGGTATTAGAAACATCAGCAGATACAATTGTTTATAATTTAGCTGAAACAAAAACCGTTGTAAAGTATGTTTTTGGAGATATGCCATCTTCTGTGCAAGCATTAACTACTAAAGAAGGTCCATATTCATATACAGAAATAAAAAATATTTTAACAGGTTCAGAGTGGACTAATCCTAATGATGATTTAGATTAAATTTTGTAATTTAATAAAAGTTTATTATATTTATTGTAGTAAAAATAAGTCATGATTAAAGATAAAAAAAAGTTAACGAAAGAAGAAATTCAAAAATTACAAGATCTTAAGGATAATTACGATATGTGTATTAATGAATTAGGATTAGTTGAGGCTCAAATGTTAAATTTAGAAAAAGTTAAAAAAGAAATACAATCTAAATTTGCTGAGTATCAAGAAAATGAACAAAAATTAGCATCGGAATTAGAAAAAAAATATGGTGCTGGTAAGCTATCTATAGAAACGGGAGAAATAACTCCTATATAAGTTTTTTTTAAAGGTTTCAGTATATTTATAAACAAAATAAAATACATTCCAAATGGCTGAAACTATTATATCTCCAGGTGTACTGCAAAGGGAAAATGACCAATCGCAAATTACACAACAACCTGTATCCGTTGGGGCTGCCGTATTAGGCCCAACAGTTAAAGGTAAACCTAATATTCCTACCGTAGTTACTAGTTATGGAGAATTTCTATCTAAATTTGGTGGAGAATTTTCCTCTGGTTCGGGTGGAGATCAATTTTCATATTTAACTTCTATTTCTGCTTTTAATTATTTCCAAAATGGAGGTACTACTTTATCAGTAACTAGAATTGTATCGGGTACATTTACACCTGCCACTTCTTCTGCTGTAGGATCTGACTTAACTAATGGAATATTTAGAGCTGATGCTGAAGTAAATAGTTTAATACTAAATGGTTTAAACCTTATCACGGGTTCTGCGGGAACATATACAGTTAAGTTTACAGGTAGTGCAGCAGGTACTGAAGCTACTGCTACCATAATTTTAGATTCACAAACCACTGTATCATCTATAGATGTAACAGCAGGAGGAACAGGATACTTATTTGATGATACAGTAACAATACCTTCTCAATCTGTGGGATTTGCTGCTTCAGCAACATCTGTTGGTACTGATATTACTCTTCAATTAACAGGTTCTTTTAGAAGTATTCTTCAAAGACAAGAATCCTTTGTTTTAGAAACATTATCAGAAGGTGATATTTTAAATAATACGGCACCAGATGGTGGCGCTACAGAAGGAACAAATGGTGCTCTAGTAAGTGGTTCTGAAGATAATGTTAGATGGGAAGTTGCAAACCCAGATACTTCAAGAGGTACTTTTAGTCTTATTATTAGAAGAGGGGATGATCTAACTAATTTGAAATCTGTTTTAGAAACATATGATAATGTAACACTTGATCCTAAATCTTCAAATTACATAGAAAGAGTAGTAGGAAATCAAGTTCAAACCCTAAGAAATTCAGGAACAACAGATGTATATCTACAAACCACAGGTTCCTTCCCTAATGCATCAAGATACGTCCGAGTTAAATCTGTACTTAAGAAAACACCTGATTATTTAGATAATAATGGGGATGCTAAAACTGCATTTACAGCTTCTATCCCTGTTGCACAGAGTGGTACATTTGGGGATGCCCAAGGTGCAGTTTATGTAGGAGCCAATAGCTTGTATGAAAAAATTAATGATACTAGAACTCAAGGATTAATTGGTTCTAATTATACTGATGCTATTAACTTACATGCAAATAAGGATGATTTCACATTTAACCTAATTTCAGTACCTGGTTTATATAAAGCCGGATACTCTACCCAAATAAATAGATTAATTGAGGTATGTGAAAATAGAGGTGATACAATGGCTATAGTTGATTTAGTACCTTTTGGTAGTACTGTTTCCACAGTAACAGCTCAAGCGGCTACTTTAAATACCTCATTTGCTGCTGCTTATTGGCCTTGGACACAAATAACTGATCCTAATACTGGAGATTTAGTTCAAGTTCCAGCATCTACATTACTTCCTGGAGTTTATGCCTTTACAGATTCGGTTTCAGAACCATGGTTTGCACCAGCTGGAATTAATAGAGGGGGATTAACACTTGTTAATCAAGCGGAAAGAAAATTAACACAAGCTAATAGAGATACTTTATATAACAATAAAGTAAACCCAATAGCTACATTCCCAGGTAGAGGAGTAGTAGTATTTGGACAGAAAACACTACAAACTAAAGCTTCGGCATTAGACAGAGTAAATGTAAGAAGATTATTAATTGCTCTAAAATCATTTATTGGACAGGTAGCTGATAATTTAGTATTTGAACAAAATACAGCTGCTACTAGAAATAATTTCCTAGCCCAAGTAAATCCTTATTTGGATAGTGTTCAACAAAGACAGGGATTATTTGCATTTAAAGTAGTAATGGATGAATCTAATAACACACCAGATGTTATCGATAGGAACCAATTAGTTGGACAGATTTTCCTACAACCTACTAGAACTGCAGAATTCATTATTTTGGATTTCAACATTCTACCAACAGGAGCTGAATTCCCATCTTAATTCTTTTAAAATATAATATTTATAATAAAATAAAACAAAATGCCAGTACTAAGTCCTAACGAAATATTTTTTACAGCCTTTGAACCCAAACAGGCCAATAGGTTTATCATGTTTATTGATGGATTCCCAGCCTATGTTATTAAGGGAGTAGGAGCTGTAAACGTAGCTAATGGTCCTGTTGTATTAAATCATATTAATGTGCAAAGATACGTAAAAGGTAAAACTACATGGGGTACAATTGCCTTCACATTATATGATCCAATTACACCATCAGGTGCTCAAGCTGTAATGGAGTGGGTTCGTTTACACCACGAATCAGTAACTGGTAGGGATGGTTATTCAGATTTCTATAAGAAAAACCTTACATTCCAAGTATTAGGTCCTGTGGGGGATGTGGTATCAGAATGGCTTATACAGGGTGCTATGATTGTTGATGCTAACTTCGGAGAATACAATTATGATACGGAAAACACCGCACAACAAATTACAATGACAGTACAACCTGATTACTGCGTATTGAATTTCTAAATTATTTATTTATTTATATTTTTGAATGTCCGGTATTTATTACCGGACATTTTTTTTTCTATGGGAAGAGCAAAAGTTATAAAAGCTGCCATACAGGATAGACCTGTAAAATTTACTAATCTAACTACAACTGGAAAATTAGTTACACAGGGAACCGTGGAATTTTCGGGATCAGTTCAAACTGTTTCTTCATCCATCGAACATATTGATATGGCCGATGCTGCTTTTATTGATAGTAGTAATAGTACTTTAACATTACAATCCGATGATGGAACTAATATAAAAATAACGGATACAGTAAAAATAAATAATAATGTATTTGCTCAAGGGTTTAATGGTTCTTTTACTCTATCAGTCCATCC